AGACTCTGTAATAGGTCTCCTGATTGAGTGGCATACCGCCACTCGACCCTCTGGGTTTACTAAATCCAGACCTCTTGCGTCATCGATAGACGCATTATCGAAGCTTTCAATATCTTCGGTAACCGTGCGGGCTTATACTGGTGAGTAATTACTCACTAGCTTTATTCTCCGCGTCGGCGACTTACTCGGATCCATAGTGACCTCTTTTAAGAGATCAGTAGGGAAATACTCGGCGTTAGCCAAGTTCCGATTAAGACGCGCATAGCAATCTAGTTTAGATTCTTTCGAGAGTGGCACTATAACTGGTGCCATTACCTCTCGTCGTGCTAGGTTCGAGTTAAACCGAACTTTACACTTATAATCTAAATCTGGATCGTTATGCGACAGATGAGACGTTTCAGTCTCTGAATACGGCAAAGTGAACCTCGATCGAATAGTAATAAGATCGAAGGCCAGCCTTGAAGTATGCAGAAGTCCTGAGTTATAAGCTTGACGGCCGAAAGCCGCAAGTGATATAACATCAGCATCTGTCAACCTTTTTCTCAGCCAGATGTCCTGTCTTAGGTATATCGGTTTAACCGATACCCCTTGATAGAAATCACCACCACATGACTCACGAAAGTGAGACTTGTAGTAGGTCTTCCCCTTATTAGGGAGAAAACCGAGGTGCATCAGGTCTGAGAGAATGCCCTTGATGTACTGTGTGGGTGCGATGATATCGTCACCATACACAGTAATATCTTGGGAGACTTCCCGAACTAACCTGTTCGTCACAGGTAAGTCTCGTTGTCTAATTATCGAAGCGGCAACAGCTGCTAAGAAAACTAGGCTTTCGATAGGGAAACACATGGCACTGCCCATAGTTGCGAACTTCCTCAAGCGAATACTTTCGCCATTTGGAAGTCGACAGCTATCTGTCCGACATGCTAGTATTTGAGCTAGCAAGCAGGAATCACCTGGGAATAAACCGCCCAGATGATCGAGTGTCACAGTGTCGGAGGCTTTGGACAAGTCAATTGTTCCAAGACTCCGGTCACAGGAAGAAAGTTGAGCTCTTGCTCTTGATACAGACTGATCAGCAATATTAATAGACTTGCTGAGCCAGCTTTTATCAATAACGCCCGAAAATGCATGAAGCAGCGATTGCTGCCAATACATATGCTGGGCTGGTTCCGCGGCAATTAACCGTGGAGTCAGCGCAGTTTTCGGGACCGCAAGGAGGCGACTTTCTGAACTGCTCGAATTAAAGCAGTTCGCAGTGGTTGAGGTATTTTCCCTAAGATTGATATAATCGTAGGACGGAAATACATCGCTAAGACGCTGATCGCAACCGTTGGAAATATCCAACCATTTGTTATCGTTGTCAAAGCACTCAGCAACTGCTCCAGGGCCATGTTTAGGTCGGTGTTCGGTATCGAGAATCCCGTTGGGATATCTTGAGTCGAAAACTGACCCGATTGTTCTTCCGACTTGGAGGAACAACCGGCCAATGTCACGGCCATTACGCCAATGGTTATCCACTGTGAAAAACACAGTAGAGGCCAAAACGGAATAGCCGAAAGTGGAGATATTTCTACTCCACAGACTTTGGTTTTTGATTTCATCATCATCTTCCTTAAAGATTGTGTATGCCTTGCGGCACGCACTTTCCGTAGGAAGTGACTTGGCCTTCGCGGCAAACGTCAGTAGTTGACGAACGCTCTGAAGCCAAGATGGATGGAAATCATCTAACATGACCCCCGTTCTGGAAGAGAAGAGTCTACAAAGCCACCCGTGCATAAAGCATGGGAGCTTTGACCCCGTCTTGGTTTTAAAACCAATGATGGGGGAGAAGACACCATTTTCAACACAAAGCAGAATATGCTTTGCGAGAAGTGGATAGGTTTTCGTGAATAACGAAGACCCTTCTTCCCGAGCACGCTCACTAGAAACGAGGATATCCTTGCGGATATCCTTATCTAATAAGCCACGATCTCTACCAGACAGTAGAGCACTCTCTAATAAGTCTCGATTTAGAGACTTATAAAGGGTAAGTAACGTATACGTCATATTAAGCTTCTCCATATTAGTAAATGGTGGAAGCAGTATACAATGTTTACGCTACATCCACTACTACAGGTTAACCGTAGTAGTGACCGGCGCGGAGAATACCGAGCTCAGTATATGAATTCACGCTTAAGAAGCGTGTAAGCATATAGCCGACCTCGTTCATCGCCGCATCTTCGCTGGACTCGAAATCGAGTGTCATAGATACAGAGACGGAACGATTGTTCCCTTCTGCATCTTGATAGTCTTTTCTGAGTGCAACGATTTTCCGGTTTCGTCCCGCACGTGTTTTTGTTGACCGATGGGTCAACTTAAATTCCCCATCATCCGAAGTTCGGGTGACGGAGTCGTTACCGATTTGACTTTTGGTCACATCGGTATCCACGGGCGTTCCTGCGTTATCTTGCAGGGTGACGATGCTTGATGTAGTTGTAGACATATTTTACTTCCTTGAGTGTGTTATCTCCGTCGCCCTAGTCGTCCTTTTGTGACGAGTAAGGCGGCGAGGATGGTTTGCTGTCTCCTAGACAAGTCCAAAGGACTTGTTAGGACTAATGGTGCCTCACTTTGAGGTACGAACCCTCGCCATTTGATCGTCGAAGTACGTCGACCAATGGCAGATCCGAAGGCAGCGCCCTCGGATCCTGGGTAAAAGTCCGAACCCAGCGATTGCGGTGTCGAGATTTGTTTATGGATCGTAGCATGTACGGTTAACCACTCTTCAAGAGCGGTGTAATCAACAAGCTTTGATCCAAAACGTTCCTCGATGATATCACCTAAGTTGGTAATCCAGTCGATGAGCCATGTCCATGGAATAGCATTCCATAAGATATTGCCATCAGGCCGGAGACCAGAGA